ACAAAATAATCAGATGTTATTGTCCTGTTAAACTCAATATATTTTTTAGAAAATAAATCACTTTTACTAAGTGAAAGTTTTACCTTTCTACTATCTTTATTGTCTCCAACTGTTGTTACATGATAAATTCCAGTTGCAATTCCAGAATTGGCATTGGGGAAATAATAGATTTTTTCACCAGTATAAAAATAATGTACTTTATCTGTTTCTAGAATATCAGTTTTTCCAACACCACTTAAAGTGCTTGTGTTAATTTTTTGTCTTTCTGAGTATAATATGTAATTTGGTACTCCTGAAGCTGCAACATAAAAATTCTCATATTTTGTATCAATATAAGTATTCTGTATTGATACAGGAATTTCATTTACAGATGGCGTGTGATTATTATCACTTTTCCCTAAAAGAATAATTTGCTTTAGTATAGTTTTACCTAAAGCATTTTGATTACTAAAGACTTCAATTACATTACCCGAGATAATATTAAATACTGTACAAGAAATTTCAACGTCATTCTCATCCTCTGGATTAGTTAATATTAATTCTTGGTCAAGATAAAATTGTACTTCATCATATAAAGTTATAGTATAAATTTTTCCTGTCGGTGAACTTGATCGAACAAGATTTCTAATCTTATGGTTTGTTGGGACATTATGCAACCAACTATAAAATTCTGGTTTATCTCCAAGTTCTGCTCCGAACGAAGATAGAGCAATTTTATCTCCAACTAAAAGATTAGATGTACTTAAGTAATCTATTTCACCTATAACATTAATTAATCTAAATTCAATTTTTTGATTATTGTCATCATAGGTGTATGCAAAATTAGACTCAAAAATTTCATCAGCAAAGTTAAAATCAACAATAGTTCCAGTAACACCTAAAAATTGGTTATTTGTCTTATCTGTATAGGTTAAAGTTAATAATATTCCTTTGGCATTATCAGTTTTTACTATAAATGAACCACTTTTTGGAAATCCAACTGTAGAATCAACAAAAATTGTTGTGTCACCTGCCTTTACTGCTCTTGAAATATTAGTTTTTTTGGTACTCTTGAATTCAGAGACAAATGAAGTAGTATCTAAATAAATTTCATATAAACTCTTTCCATCTACTGGTCGATATTCAATAGAATAAATTGATGCACTGGATGAACCATCCCCATTATTATCTTGGAATAATGTTTTTCCTTTCAATACTAGTGGGTCTGAACCTGATATTTTTTCTACAAGTACATTTCTAGTAACAAAATAATTATCATCAGAGGGCCTCAAGATATAATCTTGAGGTTTAACCATAGTTGCTTTTGCACCAAAAAGAACACTAAAGAGAATTTTAAATGATGTATCAGTTCCTTTAGTGGTATAAAAATCAACTGCTCTTGATAAAATATTTTTAATTCTTACACTTGGAATGAAATTTCTATTTTCAAACCCTGGTAAAAATTGAGCTTTAAATTTTCTGAATAATTCTTGATAAAATACTAAATTTAAATTAGAAACTACAGAGTTGACTACATGTTCATCCGAAACTGTAGTTGAAAAATTTAATACTTCAGACTGAGTTGCTTTGCTTATTTGGTCAATACCACTAAAACCACGAGAACAACCAGTAAATGTAGTAGATGTTTTTCCCGTATATGTATATTATCTCATCATCAATCTTCAACAATCCATATGATTCTGGAAATCCTATTGTATGAGTTACCTCTATAGTATCATCAAAAGCGCTTAAATTGGAAGTTAACAGACAAGGAGTAAAGAAAGTTAACAAATAATTCATTATTATAGGTATTTAAATCCTTAAATGTCTCTAAATTAGCTGCAAGATCGACTATTCCAGTCGGGTGCTCCTGAGAAATGTAGTATTGATTTAAAAACTCTTTAAAAAGAGGAGAATCTGCATTTAAAAATTCTGGGATTTGAGATTCAATTATATGCTGAATCTTTACTCTATTATTGTCTGCCATTTTATCTCGTATACTCTCCGTTTGTATAACTTGATGTTACAATATATTCTGTTGCAGAAGTGTTTTCACCAGACGTAATCTTATCTTCAACCATGTTGACTACTAGGTTTTCCATACTTAAGTCTAAGTATATATCTTTCAATGCAATAACATCATTTGATTCGGGAACTGCTTGTATTTCAATTCCATTTGTACTAACAGTACTAGTAATATTTACCGTATCTAAAAGTACCTCTCCTCTTTTATAACGAACATAACCAGCATTATTTGTGACAATAAATGGTAAATTGTCTTTTAATGTAAAATAAAATATTGTGCCAAGTTCTTCATTTATTGGAACATCACTTAAATATACTGTTCCATCCACACCATCAATTGTAAATCCTGTTGATTTTATATTATATCCTCTATCATCGAGAATATTATTCTTTTTAATATAAAATGCATTTCCAAAACAAATTTCATAAGTAGCAAACTTATTAAAAATTGGTTGTAAGTCTCTTCTTATTTTTACTCTAGTAATGTTTGATGTAATCGATGCACTAATGTCATCAATCAAAGCATTTACTTTACTGTATTTGAATCTTCCACCAAAATTATTTAACTCATATGATGTTCCATATGCTGCAAGAGTTTCTATCACTTTCTTTCTCAATGAAGAAGTATCAGATACAGAACCCCTATCATAGTAAACACTCGTATTAAGTTCAATAAACAAGTACTTAAGATCAACTATCTCTGGTTTAATACCTGCAATTGTATATTGTTTTAATTGTTTTTTTATCTCTTCTTTTGTAATTTTTGATAAGAACTTTCCTTGTCTTGGTTTAATTGAAATAAAAACCTTACCATATTGTGGTGGATCCACTTCATCTCCACCATAAGCACTTACTGATTCCACATTTGGGAATATTGTAGGAATCAATCCTTTAAAGTCATTTGCAGTAACTGCTCTATATTGAGATGAATATACTCTAGGTGCAAGGTATTTAATGCTATCAATTTTTTCAATGTCATCACCATTTTCTGATGACTGAATAGTAGTTACAGCAGAAATTCCAGTTGTGATTCTATTTTGATTATTATCCTCTAAAATACCAGAGAAATTAAAGTTTGCACATCCATTTCCTGCTTTTCCATTGGTAATGATATAACTTACAAAAATTGAACTTCCAGAAGTTGGTCTTTTTCCGAATACATTATCTCCAAACACAAGTTCATATTTTTCATCCTCAATCTCTTGTGTTAAGAAAATTCTAGATGTTGAATCTATATTTAAAATATTTGTATATTGTATATACTCCTCATTTGCTAAATCACTTACATATACTCTAATACTTGTTGTATCTACAGATGGATTTGGTAGTACAAATCTTTGATTTGGCAAAGTATTATTAACAACAAAACTTTTGGTTAAGAACGACCCTTCCCATAATTGAATATTATCAAAATATGCGTATCCTTCAGAGTCAACGGTGACAGTAACATCTTCAGGAATTGAAAAAACATAATTTCCAGATTCCACTGTACCTAATGCAACAACACCTGCTTTTAGTGTAACGGATTTAACGTCCAAAAATCCTTGCGTATTTACACTAAAACTTACTGTTGCTTTTGATGCTCTTCTTGACCTTGGAACATATCCAATATTACGTGCCAAGGACACTACATTTTCTCTTAGAGTCGCACTGTCAAGAAACGACTCATTTACAGTCATATTTGTATTATATGCTGTAATATAAGAATTATATGCTAAAATATCAATCAATACAGAGAAGTTAGAACCTTCGAAAATCAAAATCAGTAAAACTACTGTTGGTTCTTAAATAATCCTTAATTTGATTTCTTAGATCCTGGAAATCTAAGTTAGTAAATTGATTGAATGCCATTATATTCTAGTTGGTTGTAAAAGAAACTCTATGCTTTGATTAGGAAATCCTAGACCAACAATATCATACTCAATGTTGATAACTATATCATTCGTATCTGGGGGCATTTCCACTTTAACTTTATTTAATTTAATTCTTTTTTCATAGTTTCTAAGAAGTGTTTCAATTTCCTCTTTGAGTATAATACTTACTTCTTCGGATGCCAACTCAAATAATGCAGAGTCTATCGAAGTCCCAAGAATTGGTTGATAGACTCTTTCACCAATAATGGTCCTAACCAAATTAGTAACAGACTTTTTTATAGCATCTTCATTCTTGATTACTAAAATGTCATTAGTTACAGGATGTCTAGCAAAAGACAAACTAATGTCTTTAAACTGTCTTGAAATCCTTAGGGCCATTAAGATTATAACTGTATTTAATATATCTATAATACTTTTTCAGACCTTTTTTCCATAACAAGGTTCTGTTCCATACTCCCAATCGTCATAATCATCGTCATTACGAATGATTTCATGCAATTCAGTCTGTTTTTTTAAGTTGTGTTGTGTATTTTCTTTTTTTGTTGGTAAACTCCAATAATCAGTAATTAAACTTGTAGTTCCCCAGGTACTTTTCATGTAACCAAGGTTTCTATCAACGGGTGAATTTGCCATTTTAGCTCCTGTTTTTGGTAAAACAGAACTTTTATTTACAGGAGGTTGCTATCTCCTGTAGTTATTTACTCTACCTATACAAATATCTCAAACTATAGTTCTCTGAGTTTAAATATTTTAACATTTCTAATGCAATTAACTTGGGATTTCCTGGTCCACATGTGTATACATCGATTGCAATACACCCTTCTTCTGGCCAAGTATGGCAGGAAACATGACTTTCTGACAATGCCATTACAATTGTAACCCCTTGTGGTATAAAACAGTGCTGATATATGTTCAATATTGTCATTCCTGCACGTTTTACACCATTCTCCATTGCTTCCTGAATGGAAATGCCATCGTTAAGTAAGTCAAACTTAACGTCGTAGACCTCCAATAGGAGGTGATTCCCCATCGAAAACTTCTCCAACTCGCATAAACCTCCAATTTTCCCCGAAGAATTATTTATTTGACGTAAATACCACGTCTTCCATACGTATCATACTCAGAATCCTTGATAAAACTAGGATTTTCACAAAAATTATCATCCCAAACTGGTATTGCAACCTCATTGTCATACCTAAAGTCGGGATTTTGTCTTACATGAACCTCAATTAGGTTCCCATCAATAAATTCACAGTTAATCCAGTCATAATTTCCCTTCAAATTCTCTAAAATTGGAGGAAAATTGACTTGTCTATCAACTTTTTCCCATTTTTGCCACTTATAAAGAGGGTCTTTCTCATCCTTTATGCCTCTTACGACCAATTTTGCCTCTTTATAGTGAAAATCTACACTTAAATGCTCTCCTTTGAACACTTCACACCAAAATTCTGAGGGATGATCTAAGTCAGTCTCCTTATCTATCCACTCAATACGTGCATAACGACCCATTCCAAGGAAATTAATAGCAGGTCGGACAATATAAAAGTCGGGTTTAGGAACTGTAGTCCCAACTGGACCACATTGATACCCTAAAACCCGACTTAATTGAAGTTTATTGTATATCCACAGATCGTCATGATGAATTGCATTCCACTCATCATTAACGTCTAAGTGATACATTACCCTTTTCCTTGTCCACGATACTTCTTACGTGCCTTATTACGACTCGTAGCACTATATTTAGTATTACGACCTGAACCTTGTAGCGTTAGTTTAGGTTTTGATTCAACTTTAACTCCACCTTTTGCACTCTTTTTCACTGCCATTGTAAAAATCTCCTAGTTGGTTTTCGTTTACGGTTTTTTTAAACGGTTTTTTGGCACTTAAAATGCCCTCAGAAGACGTTGAATTCTTCATAAGGGCATCATACCAAGAATTGATTTGAACGTCAAGAAGACTGTCCTGAAAGGCAATCAGATAACTCTTGTCTTCTCGTGTCCAACACGAATCTTAGGATCACACCAAATCTCATATCCTGCTTCTTTTGCATCAAGACAGAATGAGACATCCTCTCCGCACATATCCTGTACTTCACCTGAATCAAAGACTTGCATCTTAGGTGCAAACCAAGGGTATTCAAGATTCTCAAAGACTCCCTTCTTAATCAATACCCAACCAAATCCAGTGTAATCAACTGTAAATGGTTTGCGACGCTTGCTCATGGTCTCTAGAGTTTCATGATTCATCACTCCACCATTGTTCTTAAAGTCATCCTCTTCCAACCAGTGTGCAACAGATGAGGTGTGACCATCTTCAGTGCAATACCAACCAGAAGCAATGTCTTTGTCCATATCAACGAGACGATAGAACTTCTCAGTGTCAAACACAATGTCGTTATCAATCCAGAGTTGATAATCATAATTGAGTTTACCATCCCAAGGTTCCTGCTTTGGTCCTCTGAGAACATTTGCACCAAGACACTTACAACGTGCAAAGTTCACCATGGAACTATAGTCTTGCGAAATCTGAATACTTGCTCCGTTCTGTACAAGGTCAAAACACAACTGCACAAAACTCTTTAGAAATGTATAAGAACAACCTCGACCTGGAAGACAGAATACAACTGACTTCCCACGAATCATTTGCTTTGCTCTTTCAATATTAAACTCATCAGCACTCGCACTCACTTCAGGTGCTTTTGCTTTAACGGTAAATCCTTTTGCCATAAAAAATAAATTTCGACGTTAACATTATACCACTACAAATCAATCATTGCAATGGGTCTTCCTCATTATTTAGAACTACTTTGATATCCTCATTTTTACCACCAGAAGTCCATACAAGACCTCTGACCTGATTCAACATACCATCTAAATCACTTGGATTCACTTTCTCAACGATTGTTATTCCATTGACTTCTATGTTATACGTATTCATCAGATTCCTCTACAACTAAGAGCAACTCCTCCAAGTCTTCTCTTAGCATATCATTTGATTCTACTGTCTTATCAATCTCTAATCGGAACTGTAAGCACTCGATTAGTAACTCTCTCTGTTCCTCGGTGACCTCTAACATCTCTCCAATATTTTATTTTCTTTATATATCAACCTTATGGGGATTTTTTCCCCTCCGGAAAAATTTTTGAATCCCTTGTGCCCCAAATCTTAAAAGTTCTACGAGCACTATTCCGATATACTCTAACTCTTCCTTATGCGTGGTTCTCGTACTCAGAGAATTTTTTTTTCTCGAAGACAAACTCGAAGGCACAATCATACTTTTATAGATTAGGGTAGTAGGTCGTTTTTGGTTTTAGGCATCGGTTTATAATACTTTATACCTATAATCACAAATCACTGTCGATTAGAATTAAACAGTGCTGTTTAATTAGAATAAACGAATGACCACGAATAAGGGTCAAACAGCACTGTTTTATTAGAATTAATAACTATATGGGGGGTATAAGTATAACGAATCGGGCAGATATAACGAATTAAGTGTCACTGTGTGATTGTAATAAGAAACTATACCCCAGGTATCATAATACTCGAAGAGCACCCAGTTGTCAACACACAAGGACGAAACATAAAGAACGAATCAGTGCTGTGTGATTGTAATAAGAAACTGTATGGGGGGTTATAATACCTGTGGAAAACTCTTATACTTTTTCCACAACCCTGTGGAAAACTATTGTGGAAACTGTGGAAAACTTTATATCGACCCCTGTGCAATTCTTATAAACATTAGGTGGTTATAACGAATTCCCTCTCCTCCCGCCCTATAAATCTAGCACGAACTGCATAAGACTCATAAGACGAATGGACAGACCACGAACTGTCTGTAAGACGAATGAAACTCATAAGTACTGCGAGTCTTATCGACGAACAAATAAAAAACCCCCGAGTCTCATAAGACGTATGAGTTCTCAGAGTCTCATAAGGTATTATAATACACGAAATCCCTTGACATAACTGTAAAGTTGTGCTTAGGATTCTCGTGTGCCAGTTTTTGCAGTGTCTTATAGTGCTTGACTTTTCTGGGGTTTTATGATACAATGCACGCTTAGACGGCAATAAAATCACATAATAACTCAGATTAAATCAGACAATAAAGAGTATAAAACAAGAATATAACACTACTATTATAAAACAAACAACACACACATATATGTTTTTTAATACATTTTTTTTAATTATCTTTTTTAACCTTTTCATGTAAATAAAGATAATTAACTCTTATTCTTACCGATTCATCTCTACTAGAGCAGTAGTGAAAGTATCAATGATTGCTTCGCATAGAGATTGTTCAACAGGATTAAAGTCACTCTCTTGTTGTTCTAATGTGAATAGAATCAGATTGATTTGGTCTTCACTTAACCTAACAAATGTTTCTTGCATTATATTAGTAAGAAGCAGGTTCAAGAGTAATGTTTTCTTTCTTTGCTAGTTGATCAACTTGATAAGAAACTTCTTCATTCATACACTTATAAACAGTTTCATAGATTACATCATAACAATCTAGATTAGATAAAACTTGTTCTGCTAGTTCATCATTATATGGATAAACAATTTCATTTGTAACTGGGTCATAATGCTCTAGTTCTTTTACATCTTGCTTTGTATAAAGAAGAGAAAAGACTGTATCATTAGGATTCATCTTTTCCAATTGATGAATAATATCTTTAACTGTTGTTTTCATGAGTAATTGGGATTCAGTTCTTTATAAAGTGCGTTAATGCGAATTAGGTCTTGATGAAGTTTTTCAATGTCCTTTAGATAAACTTCATCATTGATAACTTCTTTATGCACCAACTGGAAATCAGAAATACCAATAGATTCTTCTGAAGTGTTTAGATTCTGAATTGGTGTGCTATAAAGTTCATTGGTTTCTGTGTCAATTCTAAATGCGGATTCTCCGAAAGTAATAAGAAACATAAGTGCTAGGATAATTCTATTTTTATTTAACTACAAGATTGATAAGTTCTTGTTGAATGTTTTGAACTTCACTTACATCACCAACATCAGTTAAGTCAACAGGTGCAAATTCAGAAAGATTTACACTGTTATCTTGATAGACAGGAGCATAATAGAGTTCATGAGAATCAGGGTCAAGAGTGTAAATACAACCGTGATTTTCTTTGCGGACAATAATCATTTCAGGGAGTTCAGAATAATGAGGAGTTCGTTACCAGTTTGTGCTTTAGACAGCAGTTCGACTTTAGTTTTCAGTTTCATCAGTTACTCATTACTTTGTTGAACAATGATTCATAAGCATCTTCATTTATCCAATCAGGAATGTCCCCATCAATGAATTGAAGAATTGCTTGCATAACTTCGAGTTCATCATATGTGAATCTAAAAATCATTTCAGTCATCATTGTCTTCTACAAGTTTAGCAGGTAGAACCACAAGACCTATAAAACTCAACCATTGCTTGTGCTTCTCTTACATTCGGGAATGATTGAAACCTCCACTCACAATCGTTGTAAGGGACTTGATAAGTAATCTTCACTTGATTATACATTTGAATCACTCCTCAAGAAGACAAACTGGACTTTGTTCTGCTGCTAACTCTTGCTCAGGATTTACAGTAGCAAATGCAGGAGAAGTCAAAAGAAAGAAAAGAAGAATATATTTCATCAATCAACCATTGATAAGAGTTTGGACTTGTGCGAAGTCTTTACATTGTGCTGCTTTGATTGCTTTCATGATGCTATAAGTCACAAAACCACATCGTTCAGTCTTCGTTTCACACACAGCATAAACAGGTTGCTTGGTCTGAATGTCGAAAACAGTCTTAATCAGCATTGGTTGTTTGTTTATGTGGGACAGATGAAAGACTCAGATGCGAGCAAGAGCATCTT